GCCGGCGCACCGACCGCGACGCGCCGCACGTTCTACACTGACGCAGAGCTTGCAACGCCTGCCGCAAACCCCGCCACGCTGGGCGCATCGGGGCGCGTGTTCTACGTCAATCCAGCGCTTTCGTATGCGTTCACGATTACCGACGCTGCCGCGGCGGTGACGTATGACACCATCTACGTACCCGCAGAGCTTGACGCGAGCGGCGCTGCGGTCCTGACGCCTCTCGTGGTGTCCAACAATGCAGCTCTCACGGCGCTGACGTCCAGCACAGGGCTCGTGGACAACGGGCTTTACCAGACGCTAGGCCGCACAACCGAAAACGATGGCGGGCAGGGCCAGTGGCTCTACGACAGCGCATCGACCGCAACGGCGAACGGCGGGACGATCCTGGCGATTGACGGCGGAGGGGCCGGGCGGTTCTTCCGCATCCTCGACGTTCCCCGCGTTGTCTGGGTCCAGTGGTTCGGGGATCTGACGACTGCAAGCGGGTTCACGGCTGCACTGCGAGCGGCGATTACGGCGGCGGGCTTGGGCGGTGAGGTGCATATCCCTTATGGATCATACACTTATAATGACAGTTTCACGCTTCTCAGCGCGCAGCGCATCATCGGGCATGGCCTGCCGGTAATGACCAAGGCCGCGAACGTGGCGTCTACGTTCATCATGACGAACGCCACGCGCGCCGAGATCGATGGCGTCTATCTGGCGGGCGCTGGCGGAACCTATACCGGAGCGGGCGTCTACATGGGCGCCCATGCCGAGAGCTACGAGCAGCGCGTTGTCAATTGCGTCATCTATGATTTCGCGGGCGCGTGCGTTCACTTTGACGGGGCGGATGCAGGCAGCAAGGCTGAAGTCATCAACGGCCTGATGCGTCGCACAAACTACACGACTGATGCATCCATCGTAGGAACGACGACCGTAGACACAGCGGGTAACCGCAAGATCACGGATATCATTACGGATGGCGGCGTTATCGTCGCCGTCAACAAGATGTTCAACACAGAGATTTCAGGCTGTAGCGGAAGAAGCATAGACTTCTCCGGATCGGATGGCATCCAGACACGAACCCGTCTCTATGGAAACCGTCTAGCAACCACCGGGCCGGACCAGGATATCTACGGCAACGACAACTCCATCGTGGGCAATGTGATCGCCGGCGGCCTCACGCTTAAAGGCGCCGCGTCGCGCAACCACGTTTCTGGAAACGTGTTGGCTACTTCGGAGGTTCCTGCCGACGAGAGCACGGCCACGGGCGATAACTGCAACTGGATTGATCACGCAGAATACACCTTCACGCCCACGATCAAAGCCGACTCGGTCGATCCAGCGGTTTGGGCAAGCACATTTGGCCGGATCCAGAGAACCGGAAAGAAGCTGCGCATCACATGCGGCGCGACGGCGGGCGCATCAACCACGTTCGGAACCGGATCATGGTATGTCCAGCTCCCATCACCGTTTAACGGCTTTGTGTGGAAGGCGCAGACGATTGGATCAATCCGCATCTTGGACACCGGAACGCAATACTTCACAGGGACCGCGTCAGCCAGCGCCGGCGGTAACAAGATTTACTTTGAGGTCACGCAGTCAGTCGGCCCAACTCATCCGATGACATGGGCGAACGGCGATGCGTTCGTGGTCGAGATTGAAGTCGAAATCTCGTGAGATGCGCGGATCTCATAGCGCCGCCCGTTTGTGTTCGGGTCGGTATTGTCGCTGGTCGAGAACAGGACGCGCGGACCAGTTGGGTAGTCCCAATGAGAGTATCTACCCCCTCCAATCTCCCTAATGTCGGCGTGAGACACCTGCGCGTGCGCCAGCGGCTTGCCGTCCTCAAAGAGGCGCACCAACCCGTCAATCGGGTCCGGTGCCGGCATCATCCACGCGAACCCCTCTTCCTTGCGATAGTGCGTGAAGTTGATCTTGCGGCGAAGCGTCGTGAACCACGTCCCGCCAATGAGTTCTCCGTCACCGAGAACGCCGGCGAGCGTCATCCGGTCAACCCATTCCTTGACGATGGACGCCTTTTCCTGACCGAACTGAGGATCGACCCAATAGTCATCGAGAACAACCACACAGCCGGGCCGCATGTATTTGGCAAAGACCGAGAACTGTTCAGCGCATCGCCCGTCACCATCAAAGAAGAACAGGCCGATGGAGCCGCTGTGCACAATGGCGGGACGGAACGCGCGGCTGTCGGTACTCCAACCCTCGAACATGCGGACATGGTCGGCAACGCCGAAGCGATCCACGTTCGCGCGCCAGTCGCGGATAATGTCGTCAGAGGGCAAGTGCGGCTGATCAGGGTAGCTGCCGCCGCAGTCGATGACAGCGTGCTGCCTGCGGCCCATGTGACCACTAACAAGCGCGATAGTCGAGCCGCCGATGTAGGAGCCGACTTCCAGAATGCCGCCTTCACCTTCACGGGCGAGCGCCTGAAGACGTTCAAGAACCGGCGTTTCCAACATGCTGATGCGCCGCACTTCCGAGAGGTCAACCATGTCCAACCCTTCTGATAAAATCGCGTCAGGCTACCACGCCCGTTGCGTTTGGTTGTACGAGAAAGTTGTCGGCGAGCGAGATGTGATCACTCACGTCAAGTGCTCGTTGCGCATGAATGAAGTCCCGTTGTTGGAAGCCATCGCAGAGCTTCCCGCACCAGACCCGCAAGCGTTCACAGAATACTGGAGCGACACGGACAACCCGCTGTGGACGGACATGCAAGACCCGGCGGGCTTTGAACGGCCTGAGTACGTCCAGCGCGACAAGCTCGCCCCGTGGGCATGGTCCGTGCTAGACAAGGCCGCGCTGGAAGCCGAGGGCCTGGCGCTGTGGCGGGCAATCCTCGCGGCGCGTCAGACGGAAGCGGCGCCCGACCTTGCCGCAGAGCTTCGCGCGCTGCGTGAACGGCTCGATGCGATGACGGCCAGAGAACCGGCGCCAGAGCCCGCGCCCATCGAACCCGAAACGCATTTCGCAGACCTGATGCTGGCAGACGAGACGCTTGACGACGCCAAGGCGCGTCTCTCGCAGCGCCTGCGCGAGCTTCGTCACTACCTGATCGCCCCGGAAATCAAGGTCAACGAGGACGGCTCTGTCGGCCTCACTGCGGGCGAGCAGTCGGAACTGCAAGACCTTGAGCGAAGGCAGACGCTGGGGCGCTGGCTCGAAGCCTGACGCTCGAACCTAAAAGGCTGGGAAAATGGATGACGATTTCAACGAGCGCTTCAAGGCGCTCAAGCGTGAATTGCGTGAGGTTGCGGAGGACTTCGAACAGCTCAGGAAGCGCAAGGCAAACGGAGAAGACGTGGAACAGATCGCAGCGAAGGTGACCGCCATCGAAACCGAAATGCGGACCAAGTTCGCATCGCTCCAATCCGACAGCCAGGAAGTCCGCCACGCGCTCCAGAAACTCGTTGAGACAATCGAACATCTCCGCACTGACCTGTCAGTCCACAAGCGAGAAATTGCGCAGGTACAGGACACGCAGAAAATTTCGGGATGGTCGCGCATCCCTGTCGCCGGATGGGTGCTTATGGCGGTCGGATGCTTCGCGGTGATGCAGCTCGGCCTCGAGAGATGGGCTGAGTTTCAGGGGCTGGGCCGTTGAGAGCCCCCACAAAAGCAGAGTGGGCGTCTGCTGGCCGCTGGGTCAGGGATCACGCTCCCGCGTTCACTGTGTCCTTCGTGACGTTCTCGGCGCTCTGGGCCGCTGTCGTGGTGGCGTGCCTGACGCTCTACGTATGGGACAGCCAATTTTACTCCAGCCTCGCGCCGCCCGGCATGGAAGCCAGCTTCATGGCTGCGGGGATCGTCTTCAGGACGTTCGTCATCTTCGGCGGTCTGGCAATCGTCTGGATGAAGACCAACAAGCTGAACCCTGCTGCCGGCCGCACGCTGCGCTTCATCTGGGTTATGGGGCTTGTGGCTTGCGGTGTCGCGGCGCTGGGCTTCGTGACCGAGGGCAATGATTATCACTACCGCAAGGGCGCAGCCATCACGCAGACCGAGACGGCATCAACGGAAAGCGCCGACACGATCATTGCCCGCGCAACTGGCGAGAAGGAAGCAATTCGCGCCGACCGTGACAGGCTGGTTGCGGGCGCCCGTGAAAGCATGCGGCTCGTGCTGTCTGACGGCATTGGCGGCAATGACAACCTGACCGCATTCGAAGCGCAGATTGCAGCTTATGAAGACGACGCACGCATCAAGCTTGCGGCGCAGGATGAAGTGATCACGAAAGCCGAAACAGACCGTCTCGGCGCGCGTCAGCAGGCCACGGAGGCCGCTGTAGGCGATCCGGCTTTGCCTGCGGTGTTCCAGGCTCCCGCGCGCTATTTCCCCGGCTTCGATGGCGTGACCTTCCGGGACATGTTCGCGCTGTTCTGGGTGATCCTGCTCGAGGCGTGCGGCTCTGTCGGCGCGCAGGCTTTGCTCGCGGTCCAGATGGGTATGAGCAAGCGCAAGGAAGCGCAGGAAAACGGAGCCAAGGGCGGGCGCACCACATCGCGGCGCCGCCTGATCGAGGACATGCGCAAGGCGCGAACCGAAACCAAAGCCGATCTCTCGGAGGACAAGAACGATGGCGATAGAAATTCTCCGCCGCAGGCCGCCGAGTGAGCTGTACCCGTCGAAGGCCGCGCTAGACCTTATCCGACACTTCGAGGGGTTGAGCCTTACCGGCTACCTCGACCCTATCGGCATCCCCACCATCGGATACGGCAGGACCGGGCCTGTAGCTGTCGTGGGCAAGCGCATCACGCTGGCCGAAGCCGACGCGCTGCTTGACGAAGACGTGGCACGACACGCGCAGATTGTGCGGGACCAGATCACAGTGCCGCTCACGCAAGGCGAGTTCGATGCCCTCGCAAGTTTGGTCTTCAATCTAGGCTATATACCCAAAAGCCTGAAAGCCTGCCTCAACGGCGGCGTGACAGACGCGGGCAAGGTGATGACGCCAGGCAGCTACGGCTCGGCGCTGTTGCAGTTCCCGCGCAACTGCCGCGCAGGTGGCAAGCCGCTCAAGGGCCTGTACCGGCGAAGGCTGGCTGAGGCGTGCCTGTTCTGCGACCTCCCGTGGGAGAACGCCTGTTCGATCAGCGTGGTCCAGCTATCTGTCGATGAGGCTGGCAAGATCGACACGAACGAAAGCACGTCTCTGGAAGACACCCTTATGCGTGCGCGGCTGGACACATCGCGCCCGCCTGACACGTCTCACATTCTCAAGAAACAGTGGTCCGAGCTGGTCAAGCCCGAACCCGTCAAAGCTGAGCCTGAAGCCGTGCCGGCGCCAGGCGATGCGGAGCCAGCGGAGAAGGAAGCCCCCCAGCCCAACCCCCCTCCGCTGGTATCTGCCCACGTTCCTGTGCAGCCGAGTGGTCCCGCTGTCGCAGGGCCGGCGGTGGTGGTCCCGGCTCCCCAGCCGCCACCGCCGCCGGTTAAGCCTGCGCCGCCGCCACGTTTGCCAGATCCGCCCGTTCCCAT